ATCTCTAGGATTCTCATCTGTATATAACCTTCTACCAGAACCTTTTGGTTTTTTACCTGTTCCTGTTTTCGGATCAGCCATTTAACATTTCCATCTTCTACGAGCCTGTCTTAGTCTTGAGTTAGGATCTTTCGCAGCTTTTGGAAATTTTTTCATTTGTCCTGCGCTTCGCGCACAAAAAGACTTACGTCTTTTGGCAGCTTTAGATCCTGGTTTGACTTTGCCAGTAACCGCTGTTTTTAACTTAGAGCCAGGATTTAATCTTCTATAGGCTTTGACCCCAGCTTGTGTCATGCCTGCGCCCGACTTTGTCGAACGAAAATTTTTTTTATTTCTTGGTGGCATTGTGCCTTTGGAATATTCAACTCTCATCATTAGAAGTAAGTTATCCTCGTCATATCAACTATGCCACCAGTTGCTCTTTTAGTTCTTTTAGCAAATGTTGCTGCTCTACTAGGTGTAGGGCCTGTATTGGCTTTTGCTTGTTTTCTTCTTACGGCACCCGCACGCTGCCCTTTGGTCATCGCTCTTGCTTTTGCAATGGGCACGCATTTTGGATAGTTTTTTCTTTTTTCTCCACCACTGCGCCCACACTTTGGGTACGAACCATCGGATCGCTTGTTTGCAATATCGACCCAATTCTCTTTTACCCATGCACGTAAACCTTTTTTAGCCATTACGAATTTTTTCCGTAAGCGTCCTTATTCATTCCTCTAATACAAACGCCACCGCCTTTGCCATACATACTACGCATCATTCCACCACCCATAGCTTTTTTACGGCTACCTTTTTTACCACCTGGTGTAATTTTTCCAGAGCATACTCCAGAAGCATACATGTTAGCATATGCAGACGGATAAACTTTAAATTTACGTTTTGCTGCTGCTTTACCTTTTGGACAGAGTTTTGCCATTATTTTTTCTTCTTCATTTTAGCTTTTTTCTTTTTAGCCATTACAAACTTTTTTAATTGTGGCGGAATCTTCCCACCTTTTCTTGCTTCTACTCTTCCAAGATCTTTTGCACCTTTTCCGTCAGCAGCAAAGAAAGGAACTTTTTTTCCACCTTTATTTACCATTTTTAATTTAGCCATTATTTTTTTCCTCCGTTTCTAAATATTTGTGTTCCCTTTATACCATAAATACTCGCCACGACAAGGATCCATAAATTTGTAAACCAGGTCGGCAGCTGCGAGAACATTTCGAAGAACAATTTTACCTTGTCCATAGCAGTTGGGTCGTCCGATATGACCGCGTAGGCGAGCACCAACACGGGCAAACTGAGAATTATCAAAACTGCCTCGTCCTTCCAATCTGATTGTCGGGCTTCTAACAGTTTTCCCTGGTAAGCTTCCTCACCCTGAGCCATTTTTTGTGCATGCATTAGCTGGGCTTCTGACATAGCCATCTTTGTACGTTGTCGATTAGCGTATATCTTACTACCCGCAGACATCGCTAATTTAATAGCTGATAACCACATAATTAAAATAATTTAGCGTTTCTTTTTTTCTCTGGTAACATAGCTTTTTGGCCTCTAACCGCAAAAGTCTGTGTTTCTTGAGGGTTTGTCATCTCAATCTCAACACCACCAGTTTTAAAACCGTCTTTGTTGATAAATTTTGAGTGATTTACCTCTACTTTACCACCATCTTTTTCTTTTTTCATGTTTTTCTCCGTTTTTTATTTTTACCAGCTTCAGAAAGTGCAATTGCTAGTGCTTGTTTTCTAGATTTTACCTTCTTATCTGACTTACCAATGTTCAACTTACCTTTTTTGAACTCCTTCATGACCTTTTTAATCTTTTTTTCGCCTTTTGTCATCTAAATCTTAATTATTAGGTATTGTTTTAGTTAAAATTGTCTTTTGAATAGAAGTATCTGCACGTAAATTAGCCAAATCTTCGTTCTGCTCACGTTTTTCTTCTTGATTCATTTGATTTAATAAAGTTTTTAGTCGATCTAACTCTAATCTATCCTTATCTTCTTGACCTCTTCTAAAGTTTTCCATTTGTCTGATGTCTAATTCTCTAGATCTTAACTTCGCAATAGGGTCATTATCAAATTGTGATGTAATTTTCTTCTCTTCTTTAGCAAAATCTTCCATAATCTCAGCTACAACTTTAGCTTTGTCAGCTTCAAACTTCTGCATTAGTGCAGGATCTTTTTGTAACATTTGTAATCTATCTGCATATTCTAATTCTGTTTGTTCTTGAGCCATCAAACTAATATGTTCTAAAATATTTTTATCTAATGCAGCCATAACCATAGGATTATTTCTTGCAATATTAGTTGACATAAAAGTTAAGTGTGCTGTCATGTGTGCTCTATGATCTTGACCACGCATTGCTTTAAAAGGTTTACCAGATAACGCATCAATGTGTTCTAACGCTGGATCTTTTGGCCCTTGCGGTGCAGGTCTTGGTAAAATACGATCTATATTTTTTACACCTAACGCTTCATACATTTGACGATACGCATTATATAAATTATGCATTTTAGGTTGCGAACTCGCTAACTGTAATTCTGTTTGTGCTAATGTAATTCTTTGTGTTTGTGAAAATATGTTTGGATCTGCAACAGGAAGTATATCTATGTTCTCGTTAAAATCTTGTATCTTAATAAACCTCGAACCACCGACCACGTCATACGGATAAGCAGCAGGTAAGTATGTTGCAAAACATTTACCTAATAACTCAAACTCTTGTTTTAGACCAACGTACATTCTTTTGTGGATCGCTGACATAACCCTCGAACCACGTTCCAATAATGCCATAGTTGTACCCACTGCACTTCTTTGATTACCATCACCCACTTGCATATCTGCGATACTCGCGAATCGTTGACCTGCTTGAACTACAACTCCCATTAGTTGAAGGAGCGTGGTTGATGGTTCTTTAAATGGTAAAGTCATGAACGCTTCTCTTAGGTTACCACCTGGTGCATCTACATCTCTAAACTCACCTGGTTGTATTGATTGTGCATCATCTCTGATTCTAATACCACGCATCTTAAATCCTGCGGGTAAGTTTGATAAAGTTCCAGCATCTAATAATTGTCTTAATGCTTGTGTTGCAGTTCTAGATAAACCACCAATCATGTGTATCAAACCAAAGCCATAGAATCCTAAACCTGGTAAAAATTTGAAATGTACAAAGTAAGATATTTTCTTTTTAAGATTATCGTTCGGTTGATAGTTTCTTCTAATAGATAAAACTTGTCTTGATGCTTCTTCTATAGTTACAATATATGGAAGTTTAATTCCTGTCAGTGTTCCATCATCTAATCTATCTTCAAAACCTTCTAAGTCTAAATTAACATGACACTCAATTAAAGTATAAATATTTTCATTTATAGTTCTCTTTTCACCTGCAAGTTCTTTTTCTTTTTTATCAACTTCTGATTCTTGATTGTAAGTATCTGGTAATTCTACATCTCTATAAAAACCTGCAACTTGTTGTTTACGTAAATCATTTTCAGAAACTTTAATTACATGCATAACAGCATCTGCATCATCTAATGATGTAGCAGAATATGGCACCACTAAATCATCTGCAGGTACAAATTTAGAAACGGCTCTACCTAATAAATCATCGTAGTAAACTTTTTTAAATGCTGATCCACTTAGCGGTAGGTAGAACAGCATTTGATCAAACTCAGGTTCATATTCTTTCATCTTGTACATGAGTTGATAATTCATAAATTCTTGAACACGTTGTGATTGTTCTTCACGTTGTGTAGTTATAGCACCAATAATTCTAGTTCTAACTGGGCCATCAGCTGGTAATAATTCTTTGTATGCTTGTGCTTGAAATTGTGTAACTGCTTCTGCAAGCACAGGGTGAGTTACTCCCGATGCACCTTTGAAAGGTTCACTTCTATTGTTATATTTAAATCCTAAAAGATCTAAACCTTCAATATAAGATTTTTCCCAATCTTGTCTTGATGCTCTATAATCTGAATATTGTTTATTTAATTCTGATCCTAATGGTTGTAAAACTTCTTCTGGTAAAATTTCTGCAAGATTATCAAAGTGATCTTTTGAGTTTGCTTCATTAACAGCACCTGGTTCAAAATTTACTTCGGCTCCACCATCTTCTTTTTCAGTAACAGAAACTTCTCCAGGAGTAGGAATTGATTCTTGTTCTTGTACAACCTCTACAGCTGCATCTTCTGGTTTCTCTATTTCAATAGTTTTGGTTACTTCGTTTGGAAGTGCTTTGTCTATTTCTGCCATTAATTTTCTCCAATCTTACGATTTTAACTTGTTTTAGTGGAACATTCAACCCTTGTGGTGTTGGCCCTGATTTAGGTGGTACTGTTTTTGTTAATTTTTTAACCATCAATAATAAATATGTTTTGACGAAGGTAAAGCACTATCTTCATAATCTTCAGGGTGATTTATCAGACCTCCTTCCCTAAATCGTTTGACAGCTTGTGTTGTACTATCTACCAAATCGTCATTTTCACCAAAAGGGAAAGCTGCGCATTCTTCGATAACTTCTTGAGCCCATTCTTCTCTTTTTGGAGCCCAGATACAACCGCTCTCAAAAAGGGGTGCAACTGAGTTTACTCTCGCATGTTTATCATTTCCTTTGCTTGGTGTAAAGGTAACAACTGGTATTCCCATTCTTCTAAGTTCAAAAGTCAGGGGTAATCCTGATGCTTTTGATTCTACTATAACGGTCTCTGGAGACCAGTATTTATATTGTTCTAGTGCTAATCTACGTAGTTCTGGAAACTCATATCGACCTTTTACACTATCTACTAATATTAATTGTTTACCTTTATCTTCTAAAGAAAATACACCCCATGTTGTAATTGCACTATAGTCAGCAGTTTCTTTTTTTAAAAAAGCTGTATCATAAGATTGTATGACATGTTCTAAAGGTGGTAGACTATCACTCTCCCAATTTTTCCACCACTCACGTTTTAATATTGCACCTTCTTCTGATGTAGGGTTTTGCATCCATTGTGCATTCCATTTTTTTAAACTTAATGATGATTTAACTTTATCTAACTCCTCTTTCTTCCAATAACCTGGCCACAAAGCACGACCCGATGGCATGATTGCAGGGAACTCTATTACCTCCCATTTGTCAGAATTTTTATTAGATTGTGCTTTTAATAATTCTCCAGTTAAATCATTTTTAGACCAACGTGTCATAACCACGATTATCGAACCACCTGGTTGTAAACGTTGTCGGGGGCCTGATGTATACCACTCGTATGCACGTTCAAAAGAATCTTTAGATAGAACAGTTTGCTCTGAATGGGGGTCATCAATAATTAATAAATCTGCACCACGACCTGTAATCGCACCACCTACACCAGCAGCATAATATTCACCGCCCTGTGCTGTCTGCCATTTACCAGCGGCCTTTGAATCTTCTTGTAGTCTTGTTTGAAATATTTCATTGTACTCAGGTGAATCAATAACGTTCTTTGCTTTTCTACCAAATAAAATAGCGAGTTCAGAAGTGTGGGTCGTTTGTATAATTTTTAATTTTGGATTTACACCAACCATAAATGCAGGAAGATATACAGATGCAAACTCAGACTTCGTGTGTCTAGGTGGCATATTAATAATTAATCTTTTTAGTTTACCTTCTGCTATCTCATTAAATTTTTTTGCAACTTCTTTATGATGATAGCCTTCAATAAAATCAGGCCAAACATGTTTTACAAAAGATAGAAAATTTTTTTGGCACTTTTCTACTTTTAATTTTTCTTGCCATTGTAATAATGTTTTTTGAAACTCTTTTTTGACAGGGTCTGGTAATTTATCAAATTTTTCTATGTCTATGCTCATATGGAACCAAAAAGTTTTTCCTCTGTGTTTATAACTAAAACTTACACTATATACAGCATATTAGGATCCCTTTTGTCTTATATATAATTTATATTTTTAAAAAGTTCAATTTTTTAAATCGTGTTGGTACCTCTATTGTCTTGGTGGGGTTAGGGGGCGTGCTTGCCCCGCCCTCACACCTAGTCTCGATCCTGCTATGCAGTTTGTGCATATACCATATATAGTATGTGTCCATAATGGGTCATTTATGTAAATAGTTGTTGTATATAGATTTCAGTGTGGTATTGTACCATTATGAAAGGAGGTAAGAAAGTTATGAGCATACAAGACGAAGTAGTTTTACTAGCTAAACTAGTAGCTGTTAAAGACATGCAAGTATATCTTTTAAAAGAAGAAAAGAAATTAAAAGAAGAACTTGCTGAGTTAAAAAGCAATAATAAAGCCGTAACCGCTAATGCCAAAGACTAAGCGTTACGAGTTAGCTTTATACTTCAAGTCTAAAGAAGATCTTGAAGAGTGGGCTAAGGGCGTTACCAAACGCCCTTACTGTGTGAGGGCGCGAGATGCCCTGCATGACCATTGCGACAAAGGTCAGTTCCTTACTAAAAGATTTACAGTAAAATCTTTTTTAGATCAAGACCGACCTTTGGAAAAAGATCTGCACCCGTTAGCCCAAGGCTTACGGATTAGTAAAGCAGACTAACAACAAAAACGCGGGGGTGAAATTCCCCCGCAGAAAGGTAGAGATGGTAAACTTAACAGATAAAGAAGACCGTCCATATAAAACAAGACCTAGATATCACGAAAGACGTGTAACAGATATCGGGCTGTGTATATGGCAGCTTAATAAAATGTTAAGAGGATCTGGTTACAAGATTACCAGAGTAATCGGTGGAACAAGTGAATTGATCTTGATTCCAACTGGTTATAAAAAGGTACCCCTTACAGATCCGTTTACTGGTCTGGGCTATCTAAGATTATATCCCAGGCACAAGACTTTAGAAAAATGGGAAAAGATCATTAATAATTTAATGACTCGACCTGTTACTAAAGAATGGATCGTTAACCAGTTTGTTAAAATGGTTCAACCTTACTATAGAACCTACGATAACAAACCTGATTGGCCAGCGATTCATAGAAGAGCAGACCAGCTTTGGAAGGAGCACTTTCCAAAGATGTAGCAAGTCCCGCGGGTCTTGTAAGCCAACGGAGGCGATGTAAAAGTCGCCTTCGTTTTTTTTTTTTTTTTTTTTAATAAAAAAAATATTGGTGGGGTTAGGGGGCGGGCTTGCCCCGCCCTCACATCTATTCTCGGTAGGTATGCGATTTCTGCATGTAGTAAATATGCAACACTTTTAAAAAACTCAAAATGAACACATTAGTTAAAATAGTTGTTGAATGCAGATTTGTTTGTGGTACTATACCAGACAGAAAGGAAAAAAACATATGGCGTTATACATACACTATAAAGGTCTTCAACACTTTAACGGTGAAAGTTTTAAAAGTGATGAAGAAAGAAAACAAGCAGATCAAGTTGGTCATGTACTTATGGCAATTGGTGTTGCTGAAATTTCTAGAAAAACTATGTCTGAAATATTGTTCAGAATTAGATATCTAGATTTCGTCTATGGCTCATCGTTTCTTAGAAATGATCCAAGTAACTTTGAGATAAGTCAATTGTTAGAAAAACACATTGGCTTAAAAATTGAACTTACAAACAGAGGTTTGTGTACTTCAATTACTAGAAGACGATTTATGAATCGTTGCCTAGATAGCATAGAAGAAAGAGTGCTAGATAAAGCACGACTATAAAGGGATAACAGAATCCTTTCAGATGGAGGCGGTTTAAAGATCGCCTCCATTTTTTTTATTTTTTTTATTTATAAGGGTGGGGGAGGGACACGGGCTTCCCCACCCAACTCACGCACCTGTGATATTTTTGCAACACCATATGTTGTGTGTGTGGTAAAATTACAACACAATATGTAGTGGCAGTAATGTTGACCTATATCAACATATAGTGGTCGGGGGTACGGGGTACACACAAGATGTAGTTATGCAATTTTGGAATGTAGTAGAAATGCAACACTCAATTTTATTTTATTAAATGACAAATAAATGTTTTTTTATTTTGTTATTTAATGTATAAATGATTTGCCTATTTTTGTAGGTACTAGAAAGTTATATTATGGAAAATAAACACAATAACATTACTGACTTGTCAGCGTTTGATTATGAAGTTGTGCCGATGCCATTGGAAGTTAGAGACCCAGTGAACAAAGGTGAATTTTGCAATAACGCTATGAACAAGTTAGTTCTAGTAAGAAAAGGCAAAGAAGGTCAGAGTTCATCTATTGTAGGTGTACACTCTGAAAAGTATAAACCGCAAAGTACGTTTGAAATTCTTGAACGTTACAATGAGGTTTTAACTGAAAATGTTGATTGCTCTAATGTTTCTATTACAGATCAAGTTTTAGATGGTGGTAGAAAAGCTAGACGATCAATAATTTTTAACAACTACCAATTTGAAGTGTCTGAAGGTGAAAAGATCGCGTTGAAGTTAGATCTATATAATTCCTTCGATGGTTCATGGCCGTGGTTTTCGGCTTTTGGGGCGTTAAACTTTGTATGTATGAACGGGTTAGTAAGTGGTCAGTTTGCAATGGTCATTTCTAAAAAGCATACTACAGGTTTTTCAATTTCTTCTGAAATTGCAAAAATTAAAAACGCGTCTCAAATGTTTAACAATGATATTGAGAAGTTCAAAAAATGGACACAGAAAAAAGTCTCATGGATTGAAGTTGAAAATGTCATTAAGCAAACAATAGCGTCTAAGCCTAAGTCATTTAAGCAAAGAGCGTTAAATGAAGAGGCCACACACTCTGAGCCTGTGCTCGAGTATGTGATGCGAGAATCAGCGAGACTATGTAATGGTAGTTTTAGAGATGCTCAAAAAACACCTTCTGTTTGGGACGTGTATAACGCGGCTACGCATTGGTCGACACACAACCAGGAATTAAGATTAAAAAAAGTAAATCCTGGAAGTAGAAAGTCTGAGTTAGATTATGAAATGTCTGACATCAGAAGAAATGCGGGGTCACATAATGTAAATCGTGACCGAGAAATAAAAGTTGCTCAGATGCTGATCAGTCAGCCTTGGCAACAAATGGCGGCTTAATTAACAAGTACCTACAAATAGGCACCGCCAAAATACCCACAACCACAAGTTGTGGGTATTTTTTTTAATTTTTTTATATGGGTGGGGGTAGGCCACGGGCTCCCCTCCCCAACTCTAGCCCCTGCGATCTGTCAAGAAAAAAATAAAAAATATTTTTTATGTTTGTCATATTGTTGCCACATTTGTATGGTTTATTGTGGTAAGAAAGGAAAATGAAAAAAGGTTGAAAAGTTATGGGAACAAGAGCAGTATATAGTTTCTCAGATGATAGAGATACGCACCATGTTTTTAAACATTGGGACGGCTATCCTGAGAACGCTCTTCAATTCATTTCTTTCGCAAAGGACAGAGCTTGGAAGTTGCCGAGGTTTGAGGCAGATGAGTTTGCCGCTAGTTTCGTAGCAGCGAACAAACATAGTGAAGGAGATATACGACTTACCTCACACTATGACAAGCATGGTGACCTTGATTATCGTTACGAGGTTCGTTGTCGGTCAAATGACAAGGACTTACATGTTACAATCTACGATGTTGGTTATGGTGGAAACAAGGATACGATAAAGGATCAAGGATATCTTGACGATTTGCTAAAGAAGTACACAAAGAAGAGTGCTTAGATAATTCAGTGGGGCGATGAAAGGAGAACAATCGCCCCCTGATCTGGGAAGAATTGACGTCAGTTTTTCCCTGATCAGTAGGAGGGTGGCCTAATTCTAGACAGCCCTATTGATCTTTCTCCCTTATTTAGGCAAGGCTGATGATAATAAGGGGGATACCTCAAGCTTGCGTATGCCCCTGAGCATTGCGATTCAGGCCGCAAGCTTGCTTGATTGACAGAAGTGTGTCCAAGGGTAATAAAACTCGTTAAAACAATCTCCCTTATTTAATGAAACGATAGCATCATTTTGTTAGATGAGGGGGATATATATTGGGTGGGGGTGGGACACGGGCTATCCCCGCCCTATCTTACGAACCGCGAATGTAAATGCGCAGATTGTCGCACACTATATATTGTGTCAATCACTTTTTAGTTGTATGTGTTCATTTTGGGTCAAGCAGTGGTTTGTTGTTTCACGTGAAACATAGGGGGTGGGGGTTGGTAAGCGGGCTCCCCACCCCACTACAATGACATGAGGTAATGGTTTATTTCGTCAAATGACAGCGCAACATGGTCAGTGGCCTTGTGTCCTTGCTTCCGCAGATCGTGGATCGATGTACTTTTAAAAAGTTTCGCGGTTCGGTGTCTCTGTGAAAAAAGCAAGATAAAAGCATTGACAGGGTGACGTACATGCCACGCAATTTGATGGGGTCTAAACGTCACTGAATTAACTTTTGCTAATTTAGTTTCAATGGTAAAAAATTTATTATTTTTGTTGTATCCCAACAGATCAGGAACGCCTGAAGTGGCCAAATTCTCTATCCTATCCCACACTATTTGAGGAGTAGATGACTTTAATTTTTTAATTAAATCCTTCTCTTTTTTCATCTAATAATTGAATTAACATAGCGGTAAAATTATTTCAAATTAATTTATCAATGTGTTCATTTTGGGTCAAATGTTATTGACTAATAAGATTATTTATGGTTTTATACCACATAATTAATGAAAGAAATAAAGGAGTAAAAACAATGGGTAGATACTATAGTGGCGATATTGAAGGTAAGTTTGCTTTCGCAGTACAACCTAGCAATGACGCTGACAATTTTGGAGTGATAGGCACAGAGCCGTCAGTTCTTGAATACTATTTTGATGAGACTAATTTAGAGGACATCA